GCAGACAAAGATAAAGCACGTACGCAGAAGCGTCGTCTTCATTATGTCTCAAACATTCTTGTTGTATCTGATCCAGGTAATCCTGCCAACGAAGGCAAGGTATTCATGTATCAGTATGGTAAGAAGATCTTCGATAAGATTATGGATATGATGCAACCACAATTCCAAGATGAAGAACCGGTAAATCCGTTCGACATGTGGGAAGGTGCTAACTTTAAACTGAAGATTCGTCAGGTTGAAGGGTATCGTAACTATGATAAGTCTGAATTTGCATCGACAAGTGCATTAGCTGATAACGATGAGAAGTTAGAAGCTATCTACAATCAAATGCACGATCTATCCGAGTGGACTGATCCAAAGAACTACAAGACATACGATGAACTAAAGACTAAGTTGAATAGTATTCTTGGAATGTCTGCTCCTCAAACAGTTGCCGCAGCCGTATCTTTAGATGAGGTTGAGCGACCAGTTGAACCAGCAGCAGCTTTAAATCCACACATTCCACAGGAACCTGTAACTGCTGAGCAGGTATCGGAAGAAAGCGAAGAAGATACTATGAGCTACTTCGCACGGTTGGCAAACGCCGACTAACCACCAAAGAGCGAGCGCATATAGTCTTTACTGTATGGCTCGCTTACATCTCCCATTGGAGTTAAATTAGTAATATTTTGTGTTGAAGGACCATTAGTTGTAGAACCATCTATAACAATTGGCATACTAGCCGCTTGAGCTTCTGCTGCACTTAAGTCAAGACCACCTGTTTCTTCTACTAAATTTCTAAAATTACCAGATGCATTTGTACCACCGAATGCTCTATTGATTAGGCCTGCACTAACATTAGCCTCATCAGGTGTAATTATACCATCCCCATTTTTATCAACTGTTCTTAGCATACCTAATCTTTGGAGAGTAAGCTCTTTATTTTTAGCTAATATCTTTTCTTGTTCTACTTTACTCATGTCAGCAACTGGAACTACAGGTGGTTCTTCTTCACCACCAAAGATATTAGTAATAAAGCCAAATACTCCATCGAGTAGATCTGTCATTTTTTTCTTAAACTTCATCCATTGTTCATTAAAAAATTCTTTGTCTGTGAATGACTTTACTATGAAGTTAAATATCTGCCTTGGTATATCTAGAAGATTCTTTAGTGCGCCAGTAAGTAAGTCTTCAAAAGAAGTTTCTTTTAAAGTTTTAAATACACCATCTTCTGTTACTTCGAATCCAACAAATTCTGCAACTTTAAATATAAGAGATTTTATAAGATCTAGTGGTGCACCTAAAAAATTACCTAAAAATTTACCAATAAAATCTGTACCTTGTTTCATAATACTAGCTTCATCTGTTACCATCCATTCATCAAAAGCTGCTTTGAATGATAAGAAGAATCCAAGAGGTTTAAGTATTTTACCAAATACACTAGCTATCTTTCCTAATGAACCACCGCCTAAAGCACCTATTGTCCTAAAGAATGCAAATATAGGCTTACCTACTCCTTTTGCAAACTTACCAATTCCGTCAGATATATTTTTAATAGGATTCATAATCCTACCAAACTGAAACTTAAACCTTTGAAATAAGCTCTTCTTCATTAATTTAGGGTCAGGTTTTGCCTTTTCTACTAATTCACCAGTTGGGCCTAATCCAAATGATTGTAACGCTGCAATCCTAAAAGCGTTCATTCTCATACCAATTTTAGTAGTTATTGGTGTCTTTTTAAATCTACCTTTTGCGTCTCTTGTTAACTCTCCGGCTTCTGTTAAGCCGAATGATAAGAACAATGCATTTCTTATTCCTCTTGCACCATCAAGTATTTTATCACCCCAGCCTGCCCATTTTTTAATACTTTTAATTGGTTCTAAAGCCCACCCTCTTAGTCCAGCTGTAGCTGCGGTAATTGCTAATATTCCACCAGTAAGAGCTGCTAAGTTACCTAACAGACCTTTTAACAATGCCGCAGGATTTAAGAATAAACCTAAGCCTAAACCATCTTTATTGAGGTTCGCAATAGGTGATGCAAATGGTATAGTGTTACCTTTACCTTTACCTTTTTTAGCTTCTCGTTTATTTTCTAACCCTTGAGTTCCTCTTTGGAATTTTAATTCTGCAATAAAATCCATCAAGGCAGTACCTTGAGTATCTAACTTTTTGTTAGTTTCCTTGATTTCTTTGACTACGTCTTTGAGACTCATAGAGCTCCCAGCAGGTCCGTTCCCGGTCGACTTAACCATGTCTATCCCTTTGTGCTTGTTCTTTTTGTTCTTTTATATGTTCCATTAACATAGACAAATAAACTTCTCTTTCCCATGGTATTAATCCGTCTATCTCATTCAATGAATAATTATGATGCTGCATAAGCTGAAATGTAGAATCATAATATTGCGCTAAATTAGTATGAGATAGACATATTAGAAAAAAGACTGTATTCCTTTCAATTCTTCTTTATTAACATGTCCACATGAACAAGTGTATTCTATATCATGTGCCATAGCTGGTATGTTTTCTATCCATTCACGTATGGACTCAAATTGATTTGTATTCATACTCTCTAAAAACTCATCTAATTCTTTATGGTCTTCTTTTTGTAATTCAATTATAGAGTCTTCAGTTCTTAAAGATTTCAAACACATTCTAATCATAGCAAACGTAGCTGCAGCGGTTTCACCTGATCTTACAAGTTCATCCTCAAACAACTCAAGATATGAAGGATGCCTTAATTCTAGTTCCATACCTGGAGCTAATTCGATAATGCTCTTTGTGCCTTCTTTTCTTTTAATTCCTATATCATCAACTGGTATGACTATCTCATTAGTTGTTTCACAGGCTTCGCATGCAAGACCTACTTTAGTTGTTTCACCAACCGATTTAGCTCTTATTTTAGTAAACAAATATTCAATATCATACGTAGTTAATTCTCTAGTATTTAATTCATCTACTACACATGCTGTAATCGTATCTAGTATAGCTTGGAGAATATGATCTTGATCCTCCGATTCCATTGCCAATAGTAATACCTTTTCTTCCTTCACTAAAAATGGTCTAAATCTTACATTTTTATTTGTTGAGGGAATTGTAATACTATACTTTGGCGCTTCATTCAGTTTTGGCAGTGCCATAATATAACCTCATTAATTTACAATATTATTAATCGTATTTATTAGTGTTCCTACAGCTCTTGCATTGCGTGTACTAGTTTGCGTAGCATAGTGAGAGCTTCTCCAATTATCATATTCAAATCCGACTGTGAGCTCAACTAATCCTGGTTCATTAGTTAGTGATATCTCACCTAGACTTACTGGAAATGCATTGAGCAATGTAACTTCATATACTACATTAGCTCTTTTAAATATATCGATATCAAGAGTAATCGGTCCCAATCGTAGATCGGTATCTAAAGCAAAACCTTTTCTTAGTTGTAATATCTGCATATCTCTTGAATACTCAGACTTATAACCAGGAGTAAATGTATTCTGGTCAACAATTTTATTTTGCCATTGCTCAAAATAATTTTTAATACCGTAATCATTCAATACTTTGAATGACATTGTTATTTCTTCTGATGCAAAACCATATGCAACTCTAGTTTGTTTGACACCTATCATTCTATCAGATGAAAGTATTCTACGGCCTGGCAATGTTGTTCTACTGCATAGCAGATTTAACTCTCGAGAGCTGTATGCACCTAAGCTAGGTAATGTAATCAAATACTGATGCTGTTGAGCAAAGCCTCCTCTTGCCGAAGCGAGACCTTTCAATTCATTAATACTAGCCATTCCTCATCTTCCTTCTTGAGTCTGAATATATTTTACCTTGGCCTGCACCTCTCCATTGAGCTGCTGGCAAGAACGTAGCAATTTCCCATTCAGGTTTTTCAATTAAAGCAAATCTACTTCTGACTTGTGTTGTCAAATACCTATGGATTGTTGGTCTAAACCATTTTGATGGTAATCCATCACCGCCTAATAATGCATTTAATGCTTTAGCTCTTGTAGTAGGAGGTAGATAATGTAGATTTAAACCATAGAACCCACCTTCAGCCATTTGTGTTATAACGACAAGAGGAAATGCATCGAAGTACGGTAGCGTTTGCCTATGCTTTGCATTATAGTAAAACATATACATGTTACCAACTGGATTTCTTAAAGAGTCTTTTAACTTTATTTGCTCTTGGTTGAAGATTGTACCGCCAGTAACTTTACCAAGTTTACCTGCTTTGTCTTTAAACCATGCAATAGATTTTTTTGTCCGCGGTGTTATACCTGCACGGAATGCTTCAATCTCTAAGTCTGAAAATAAGTTGCTTTGTACCATGCATCTATTTATACACGTTTTTTACGAGTATAAGGTTTTAGTGGTTTAGTCGACTTTGGCATAATGCCCATCTTGTCAAGAGTATGCTCAGTCCATATATGAAACGTATATCCACGATCTTTTGCATATCGTTGTGCTGCTTTCCATTTGTTCTGATTCTTTACATATGTCAGACCTTCATTGATATATCTCTTTGTCTTCCTACCCGGGTACACGGGAGGTACGGTCTGATTTGATGGTTTAATCTCTACTAGTATTGTCTGGCCTGATTTAAATGTAATCTTGAGGTCCATGAAGTACCGATGATACTTCTTATCTACTTCATATAGGTATGGTATCACAGTCTCTTCACTAGACCAT